TCCACAGAACAGGTAGAAATCAAAGTTATTGATGGAGTGAAGGTTACACTTATCCATTGTGTAGAAACTCCTTTAGATAAGGATTGTGAGTGTTCTGGTGATATCTTTGATTCCCATTTGGATTATGATATTTTCAAGGACTACCACAATTCTTTTATAAAAACTTCAAAATAATTTTTGTAGTATCAATTTTTGTTGTATCTTTGTAAGACACTAAACAACTAAAAAGATAAACAAAATGAAAACCTACGAAAAATCAATCAGAACCTACTTGAAAGAACTTGGATTTAACAATGTAAATGTTAAATTAGTCCGTGAATTTGTTAGTCGTATTGAGAAAGGATTTACTGGTTCTAAAGATGACTTGTTAGAGAAAAATGAGGTATCCTTCATCAAAGGAATTATCTTGATGGAATATGATAAATAATTTGATACTATCAAAACTTTTAATTATATTTGTAAGACAATGGGACAGACAAAAAAAACATACGAAGAAATGACCGCACACGAACTCTGTAATGGGTTCTTTGACCAAACAGGTGATGAAGATTACCAATATGAGTTGTATAGAGAAAGACAGATGGATGAATACAACCAACACTTAATAGAAAGAGAAGCATACGAAGAAATGTTAGCAGACAAATACTAAAATGGACAACAAGATTATTTTAACATCACAAGAAGACATTAGAGATGAATATGAATTGGCATCTCTTTTAAGACACATCGCAGATTCTATTGAAAATGGAAATGGTGGTTCTTTCCAACAAGGATTTTACCCACACTGGACATTAAATGTAGAATATCAAAAAGAAGAACTAATTGAAAACTAAAATGGCACAATCAAAAGAAAGACAAATCGCATCACAATCATCACTCAAACTTGTAAATGAGTGGGCAATCTCATGTAATCAGTGTTTAACACTCAAAGAACTTATTTCTATTACCAATGTGGTTGTTGACTATGTTGAAAATGGATACTCCAAAGAAATAGGTGAAAGGTTGAGTACCATTGATAATTACTTAGATAATGAAAAGTAGTATTTATTAAGTATGAAAGATGAAAAAATTGAGTTCTTTACAAAGAAATTAAACTCTTTAAGAATTAAACAGGCAACCTTTACATCATCAGGATATAAGACACCAATGTATCTTGAGAAAGATATTAGATTGACGGAAATTGCGTTAAAGAAACTTAACGAAGGTAATTAACCTTTTGGAACTCCTGGTGAATTGTTGGCACTTGCGTACCAAGTTGGGAAGCCTGAACCTGAACATAAAGGTCCAAGAGCGTTAAAACTACCAACTCTATTTCCCCTACCATATGAGAATCCAAAACCTGGTAATGAGATGTTTGCCTTAAACGCAGAATCAGTTTCAGGTGGTAATTGACCATCATTAAGATTTCCACTAAAGTATTGTGGATACCAACCACTCCTAAATAAAAGGTGGCGCCTTAATAAATTATCTTGAAATTCGGCCTGATTTTTTGAATTGTTCTTAAGATATTGAAATAATTTAAGGTCAATGGCAGTTCCTTGTTCATTTCTATTCTGAACCAAACCCACATTCATGAATTTAACAAAAAAGTTGTCCAAACTCATGTAGTAACTCCAAGCAATTAAAGTAGGTTGAATAAAGTTATCTAATAAACCTTTATACCTATAAAGTGCTGCATCAGTATTGATTGTATTATCATCAACAATTTGTAATAGATATTCATACAAGTTAGTACCCAATGATTCTTGGAGTTGTATCATCTGGCTCTGCTGTATCGCAAATCTCAATTCACTTGAATCAACATTGTCCGTGATGGGTGTGTTGTCCTTTAACTTTTGTTCTGATATGAATAAAACATTATAAGCCATATTATATGATGTTGTTTTGTGTTATGGTTAAGTCAATTTCTTGACCTGGATATATCAATTCCAAAATAGGTTTTAACTCTCTATTCATGAATTTCTGTAATGGATAAATACCTGTTGATAAGAACAATTTGAAACCTGTTTCCAACTGGTCTGCTGATGAACTGAAACCTGTTCTTTGTGGTAAACCAATAATAGAAGCATCAGGTATATTATGACCACATAAGATTTGGTGTTGTACCAACTCAAATATAGATGAGAAATAACCATCTTCTACATTAGATTGAATTTGTGTAATATCAGGTTTCTGTCCTTCTTCTCCGTACGATACGATGATTCTTCCTGAATTTTCGGCTCCCATGTACCTATCTTCAATTTTGCGTAATACTGTATTTTGTTCGTATTCTGAATCAGGCGCTTGCTGATTAAAATGAACCCAAAGTCCAACAGCACAATTATTTAATACATTGGCCAAATTAAACACAGTAATCTCGTGGTTTAACTTAATATCATTGATACAAGCAAGATATGATGGAACACCATAGAACTCACTTTGAGGACCATAAGAACGGATATGAACAACTTGTCTATTTGTAAAGTTGGCAGGGTCAAACTCACTAAACTCAATAATCTTTGAACCTTTTCTCCAATTAGCCCAATCCCTTGAATAAAGATACTTTGTGGCTGGTTCACCTACATATTCAGGTTTATGAACTCTCATATACTTTGATGGAATAACATGGAAACCTGCAAGTCCTTCACTCCTGTCTTTTCTCCATACAACCTCCAAGAACAGATTACCTGTTACAATCAACTCAAAGAACATCTGTTTGGCAACATCATTGATATATTGTTTTGAGTTAATCTTGTAGTCATTGATGTATCCTGAACCAACAGAATTATCTACCCTTGCTCTAATGGCAGAGTTGTGAATTGGTGATGCGTCCAATAACATATACAACTCATTTGGAAATAAGTTATCAGTCCCCCAACTCACAAAGGGTGTATTCTTTGATACTACCTCCGTAAATGATGTGATGGTGTTTACACCAAAGTTTAGTTTTTCAATATTTATCATCCTTCGTATATTTTATAAATATCACTTGTTCCAGAGTAAGTGATAGGTTGTGTTGATGCTGAATAGTTTACTTGAGCAATGGTCTCATAAACTACATCATAGGCAAGATTGGGGTTTGTATTTCCTGATAAGGCTGTAGATTGTTCCCATACCTTAACATAATACTCACCCTCAATTAAGTGAACATTTGTTTGTCCTGTTGTTGTTGCTCCCGTTAAGAATGCTTCAGCAATATTAGGGTTAATTGTAATACTAAACAAATCATAGCCAGGTGAATACGCAACACTTGGTTGTATTCTAAATGGTACAAGCCTCCAAACCTCTTGTGAAAGTTTGTGTTTGAAACTGAATAAATAACAAACAGAACCAGTTAAGGATTTATTCCTTGAACAAGTTGCGTTTGCGTTGTTATAACCTTCGTTTAATATTATCATTTATATTTTGTTAAACCATATTCATAGAACGGGATATTTCATAGACATCATTACCTTCCCAAGAAGCCATTTTAATAATTGACTTTGTATTATTTGTGAATACTGGTGTTCCCGCTCCATTACCCCAATACCACTGCGTGTTTCCACCACCCTCAAATACTATTGATGCTCCACCACTAATATTAAACAATATTGTAACCTCTGGTGTTCCATTTGTTGAAGGGGTTGGGCTGATTTCCAAAGTATAAGTTCCTCCCGTTGCGATAATAATAACATGAGACATATTAAATATATCAATAAGACAAGTTCCAGAATTGGTAAAGGTTGTTGCTTCGTATGTAGCATTACCAAAAACAAATAATTTATCAACATAGGTTGTATTGTTATTACCACTAATTGTCTTACCTGATACAGCCAAAATTACCGAGTTAGTCATATTTGTAGCACTTGTGTTTTCACAACCAATCATTGTAACCGTATCGGTTACATAAGCGCTTCCTACATTTTGATTAGTATTTTTTGAGTTGATAATTGAACCATTTGTTGCGTCATCTAATGTATTATTATTACCACCAATAATAGTTGAACCTGATGATGATGATGATATGTTATTACTTGTTCCACCTAAAATAGTTGAACCACTTGAAGATGTAATTGTTGATGAAAATGAATTGATTATTGTTGCTCCAGATGTTGCTGATGTAGTCTCACCAAAGATTTTATTTGATGACCCACCAAATATTAATGGAAATGCGTGTTCCCCATTAGCGTTTGTGGTTGGACCTTCTATTCTATTAGAATTACCACCTATTATTGAACCAGATGATTTTTCAAAGTTTCCACCTAAAGTTGGAGCACTTAAATACTTATTTTGAGTTCCACCAATTATACTAATTCCTTTACCTCCATTGGCAGCCATAGCATTATCAGTTCCACCAAGAATACCATTTCCACCATCTCCACCCGCTTGATATGTGTTATCTAAACCACAAATAAGGTATGCTGAATATGAATTACCAGCAGTTTGTCTTAAACCTCCAAGTGTAATACTATTTACACCAACTGCGTTAGATGATTGACCCCCACCAACAAAACAATTTTCACCATAAGCAACAAGAGTATTACCTCCAATAGTTGCGGAGTTTTTACCACCAGCAACACTATTGCTTTCACCACCACCAACAAAGTTTTGGTTGTTTTCAGTTACTCTATTATTAAGACCACCAATAACAGCATTATTAGTTCCCGTTGATGATATGTAGTTAGTTTGACCGACTACAAATGAATAATCACCTAATGCTTTATCTGGTGTTAAATAGGTTGGTATAATTGAATAACTACCACTACCATTTGTAAATGGACTTGTATATCCACTAAACTTGAAAGTTTCTGTTTGACCGCTGTTATTCATTACGAACCATCTTAAGTCAGCAGCGGTGCCTGTCCAAGAAGGTAATTGACTAATTTTCGTATTTGCCATTTTGTTTTATATTTTTTAATGTTCTATGTTTATGTTGTCTCCGCTTTCTGTCTGTAAGAAATCAGCGTTTTCGGCTTGTAATTTATATCCACCAGGTTCCGTTGGAGTAGGAGTAGGAGTGGTTGTTGGAACAGGTGTTCCAGTATTTGTTGTAGTAGGTGTAACACTTGGTGTGCCTGATGGTGATACACTTGGAGTAGGCGTTGGACTAACAGGTATAGGTGTCCTTGTTAAAGTAGGTGTAGGCGTCTGTGTAGGTGTTACAGGTATAGGTGTGATTGTAGGGGTCGGCGTTGGAGTAGGAGTGATTGGAGTTGGCGTTGGAGATGGTCCACCATCAGGTTCAAAGAAAGTAACAATATCATCTATGGCTCGTTGTTCACCAAGATAATCACTAAATCTTTTTC